TATCAGGAACCAACCGTTTCAGTCTTTCGTTCTCTTTCTTTAGGGATTCTATTTCTTCCACTAAAATATTATGCTTACAAACAACTTCATTCGTGTGCTTACCCATATCCGAGACAAGGGATTTCAACTCGTCCCTTTCCTTTTCCAAATCTTTTGCATGGGCGGCTAATAACATAAACTCTTTATAGTTGTTGTCGAAAGCGGTTTTTATATCGTCCCTTTCCTTTTCAAGTTCAGAGATTCTTTGTTTCATTGGCAAAGTGGCTAATAGTTTTTGCTGAAGGTCAAGAACAACTCTATCGTTATAATGGTCACGTTCTTCCAACTCCTCAATCTTAGCAAGTAAAGGGGCTGATGTTAGTTCAACTTGCTGCTTGGCATATTCGTCCATTGCTGCGGGGTAGGCAAAGAAGGATGAAAAGTGGTCCCCTTTGTTTTCGGTAGTGGTATGCTTTCTGATTATTTCTTCCTTAGTCTTACTCATACTTCTTTTTATTTTACCTGTTAAAAAAAAATGAGTGTGCCGGAAGTCCGGGGTCTTTCAACTGCCGATTATTCCCGAACACACCCAAAGAACTTATCGTTACACCCTATCTTGTTATTCAAATTTCTGGGAATGGTGTTAATCCATCCTTTAATTTTTTGATACTTGCTTCTACCTGATTTTTTGTGAGTTTAGAATTTCTAACTTTCATTTCGACAGATACAATTAATTCTCCATCAACATTATTTGCCCCTTTGAATAGGAATAGTTTAAAGTTTTCATTCTTATTAAAACTGTCTTGGAAAACGGTTGCTGCAAAAAATGCCCACAGTTCATCCCTTCCTTCTTTTTCTGTTTCGGCTCTTGCTAAAGGTTGAAAAATATCTTTTTCCTCTTGTTTGTAAATTACATATACACTCATAATTTTTATTTTTTATCCCCCGAAAGGGTTTTGTTTAATTTGTTTGTCAGCATTTTAAAAATTGGGTTGCTTGGAAAAGACCGGATTCGAACCGATTCGGGGTTGCCGTTGTGACGCTTTTTTAAGCGGGGTAGTGCTATTTCCCTACGCTTTCCCTATTACTCACTTACGACTTGCTCTACCATTGAGCCACATCCCCAAAACAACCCAAAGAACTTAAATACTTTTTCATAATTCCCCCGTCTAAAGACGGAAGCGGTTTAGAGATTATTTTCGGTTTTGAATTTATCAATAAACTCTTTTTTCTCATGTTCATGCTCAAGACCGGAATATCCTGTTTCAAGAAGATCATTTATCAATCCCTTCAATCTTTCAACTTCCTTTTCTAATTCTACACAAGGAGTTTGTATCGGTATCGGGGTTGATTCGTCAAGCCATTCGATAGGATTTACTACATTATTATTTTCAGAATTGTGCATAATATCAAACCACATTTTTCTATCGTGACAATATCTTGCTGTTGAATAAATAACTCTTTTTTCGTAGTCATCGTAAATGCGAACAGGAACGTAGTCACTCATCTTGGCAAACCCCTTCTTTAAATATTCCGGCAATCTTTCACTTGCTTTCACCCATTTTTCATTAGAGGGAGTTTGTAGGGTTGCCCATTCTTGCATGGCTTTAATTGCATCATTATAAAACACAACTCCATAAGTTATGCCATCAACCTCGCCAAGAACTCTATGTTTTTTCAGCACATCTTCAATAGTAGTATTAGCCATATTAGTTTTATTTGGGTTGTTAATTACCAATTTCCTATTGCTCCCCTGCGATCTTCTTCACCTTCCATTAATTGAGAAGTTGTAACTAAAGAAGGTTTGAAATTAAAATCCTTCAATGCCTTATCCAGAGCCTCAAAAAATTCTTCCTCTGAAATGTGTTCCCAACTATCATAAGCGGTTTTTATTTCTCTTACCCTTGATTCTGTTGCCGAATTTTTAATACTTGTCTGCCCAGAAAGTTCAAGTACCTCGATAGTACATTCATCAATGACGGCTAAAAATTCAACATAGGCTAAAGTAGGATTTTTGAAAAATGCAGGGGTTTCTAAATCTACGGTTACCTCTTGCTGAATGCTGATTGTGGATGTGAGTTTCATAAATTTAATTTTAGGTTTGTTTAAATATTAAAATCTTTAGGTTGAATAGCAATAGTTCTACCAGCTTTATAGCCTGTGCAATCTTCTAAAAGTTCAACTACGGTGGTATTGTCGGTTTGGTGCTTTACAACAATAGCCTTACATAGTACTGGAGTAGTTGTGATTTCACGACCGCCGTAGTGTCTGAAACTTTTGTAGTTATATAATCTTACTGTTACTATCATAAAAAGTGTTTTATTGGTTTGTTAATATAAACGTCCCCTACTTTCGATTTCGGGGAACGTAAACTATTTAGTGATTAATAATATTTGTTGCTCTTTGTCCAACAGGAAGCGAATAATCCCAAACTAAAGAAGTCTTGGCAATTACTGTTCCCGATACTTTAGGCCAAGAATAATGTCTGGAAGTGTGCCAAAAAATATCTTCGCCAATGTTTGTGTTGTGGTCTGCATTGCAATGGCTGTGCCTTTCTGCGTTACCACGAATAAGAAGGCTGTCTAATTGCTTGTTATCATCTCTGATAATTGATAAGCGGGTTTGAAGTTCTTTCATTTTGTTAGAGTTTAAAATTAATAATAGATGCAAATTAAACAGTCTTTTTGATATTGCCAAACGGCAAACGTTTATTCTTAGATTTATTTTTGCACAGTTGTTGCAATTTTACCGTATCAGTATGTAATATGTTTCTCCCAGCGATCTTTTCAACTATTGAAACGGCTGGCAATTCCTTGTTTTTACCAATGTAATAAAGCACTAATTGCTTAGACATTCCCGATAGGATTGCATATTGAACGGTGCTTAATCTTTGTACCATATAAAATTATTTTTGCCGAAAGTATAAAAATTATTTGGTAGTATGAAATCTATTATTTTACTTTGGCAAATGATTTGGAGACATACAATATATGCTTTGGTTGATTCTTCGGATGGAAATATTTTCTATGTCGGCAAAACTCAAAGCGTTTTTGAAAGGTTCTCATTACATTTATCATCTTCCTATAAAAGAAAAACGTTGACACAAAAAGTAATTCATAGACTTAAAAAGAATGTGCATTATATAGTTATAGCAGAAATAGAATCTAGCTCTTTTTTCACGGCGGCAATAGTAGAAAATTATTGGATTGATTATTATGCAGAAAGATTTCACACAACTAACTATATCTCAAAAAAGCATTACGACGAAGTTAAAAAAGAACTTAAATTTAAATAACCATGTTAGCAACTGCCATTATCGTCACAATCTTCGCCTTTAGTATTTTAGTTTTCACTATCTATCTTCTTTTTAAGATAAGAAGGGAAAGAATGAAACAGTTAAAGGAGTTGAAAAAGTGGGACGATACCGAAAAATTCTATCTATAATGGGGAAAATAGCAAACGATATGGTAGAGGGGAGATGTTGTCAACTATGTGGGCAATATTTTAAAAACTCAAATTCTATTGACAAAAAGGAATATGAGGTTATGAGTGGCGAAGAAATTTATGAACATGGCTATCCTGTTGTATGTGGTGATTGTTGGGATGAATTAACAAAGCGGGAAAAACGTGGCTACCAAAAAGCAAATGTCGAAACTTTATAAATAACCTTAAATAACAAACCATGTCAGAATTAGTAAAAATCACAGAATTTGCTCCCGTTGAAAAAAGGATGCAAGAGGCGGGGTTTTCCATTGAGAAGGTAAAACAGGAAGTTTCCTTTGCCCTTCAGTTAATCAACAAATCTGCACAGCTTCAAAAGTGTTCTAAAGAATCATTACAGCAAGCGGTTTTGAACATTTCAAATATCGGGCTTTCGCTTAATCCGGCTGCAAAAGAAGCCTATCTTATACCGAGGTGGAACAGCGTTACTAAAGGAATGGAGGCAAGTTTGGAACCTGGATACGTTGGGCTTGTCAAACTTCTGACAGATGCGGGATCGGTTAAATCTATGGTCTGCCAGTTGGTTTACGAGGGTGATACTTTTGAAATCGACTTAGCCAACAATACTCAGCCGGTAACCCACAAACCCGAACTTTCAAGGGCAAAGAAGGGGAATATTAAAGGGGCTTATGCTTTGGCTACGTTAATTGACAATACCCGTCAGGTTGAGTTTATGGATACCGAGGAAATTAATGACATTAAACAGCGTTCAGAGACCTATAAAGCCTACCTTGAAAATAAGATAAAATCCTGCACTTGGGTTTCAGACTTCGGGGAAATGGCAAGGAAAACGGTTATAAAGAGAATTTACAAGTATTTGCCCAGAACCGAAAGGATGACACAGATTGACGAGGCCATAAAACAGGATAACTCAGATTTTACGGCTACCGATTCTCAAATTTACTACATCGAAAATTTACTAAATAATTCTACCCTTGAAGAAAGGCAAAGGTCACAGATTGAAATGGAGCTTCCTGTAATGGGGTCAACCAGAGCAAACGAAGTTATTAATATGCTTAAAATGAATCAGCAAATTTCAGACAAGGAAGCATACAAAAAACTAAAAGTATAATGAATTACGAAGAACTAAGGGCAAAGGCCGATAAGATGCAAACCTTTCTGGAACAAAAGCCATCCGACCAGGAAGAGGGATTAATTGACAGGTTAGAACTTTTACAAATCCTAATGGCTCAATCCGGTGAATTACTTGCTAATGCTAAATATCTTTTAGACATAAGAAAAAACGATTCAATAACGCAATCTTTAAAAGAGGCTTTAGCGGGTGATTGGAGTACAACGATCATTCATAAAAAGATTGATGCTTTGTGTCGGGAAGAAAACTTTTTAGTAAATAGATTTGACAGGATAAATAGTTCAGCAGTTCACCAGATTGATGCCCTCCGTTCAATATTAAGTTACCGCAAAGCGCAAATGAATTTATGAGTAAGGCATTAAAAAATAAAGCTATAAAAGTTTTCAATAAGTGGATCCGTGAAAGGGACAAAGATTGTGGTTGTATTTCTTGTATCACAGGCGGGGTTCATAACGCTGGGCATTTTTATCATGGTCATTTATATTCAGCTTTGCAGTTTAACGAAATGAATGTTCAGGGGCAATGTATCCATTGTAATCTAACTAAGGCAGGAAATGAAAAAGGATTTCGGGAAGGGTTGATAAGAAGATACGGGCAGGCTAAAGTGGATTTTTTAGATTCAGCAGCAAGGCATAAAAAGACTTGGACGGACGTAGAGTTGAACCTTATAATAAATACTTATGCAACGAACAACAAGCCCTGAAATGATTGAGAAGATAAAGCAAGAACTTAAAAAGGGTAAGAAACAAAAGGATGTTTCTAAATCTTTAGGGGTAAATATAAGCGTTGTAAATAGGGTTGCGAATAATCACCATGAGCCAAAGAATGAATATTTTTTTAACTGGAAAAACTTTAAATTATAATGCCTGGAATTATTCGTCTTATCCACAAGAATAAATATGAGAGCGTAAAAGCTACTTATGTTTATGCAAATAAATACCAAATGAGAAGTATTATTTTAATGTGGCAAAAAGAACTTGAGGGCAGAATGTGGCAATATAATATTCATGTGCTTCCTACTATAAAATGTGAAAATATATGCGACTAATCAGAGAAATGTCCCTTGTAAAAGATCGTGTTAAGGCTTTGCTTGAAAAGCATCCGCATTTAAGGGATAGTGACAATAAGCTAATTGCTACGGTGTGGAAATTTGATTTATTAAATCTGAATTGGGATGTAAAGAATATGTCGGCCAATACTTTTCTTATGCTTTATTCAGAAAGTAAATTAACTAACGCCGAAACGATTCGCCGGGTTCGCCAAAAGTTACAGGAGGAAAACCCAGACCTTCGGGGAACGGTGAATGAGGCAAGGCAAAAGGAAGGTGAAACGGTTAGGAAAGAAATTTAAAGTTCTTTGAGTTGTGGTGAACTTGGGAAACGGGAACGTGCTATTGATACCCGCCAACCATTTTGTTCGCAGCGGAATAGCAACAGCGATGAGAACGCCCATCACAACTCATTTTAAACGATATACACGGGGCGTTGCAGTCCCGATGGTGGTTCACAAAATCTCCCCGGTTGTTTCTACAACTGGGTCATTTTAAAAACTTAAAACAAAATATATGTCAGATTTAAGATTTTCAGTAAAAGACAAAAGCCTTAATCAATTTTTCATTGACAATGGTATAGATTACAGGCCAAACGGAAGAAACCCAATGGATGACAGCCCCTACTATTTAATGAAGGACGAATTGTTTATAAAGAAGGCTGGCTTTGAAACTGACCAATTAATAGAATTTGAGTTATTAGATTTTGGTCAAAACTCAAGGAAAGAATTGATTAATAAGTACGTTTACCGCATTACCCAATATGATGATATTTCTTTTAAATTAGTTTTAGAAAGTTTTCAAATTCAATCTAAATGAGATTCATAATTTTCATATTAGCTATGTGCCTTATCGCTGCCTTTTGTTCCTGTACAAAACAAGAGATCGGAGAAAGGCAGTACACTTTTGATCGGTACGAAATGGTAATTGATTGGCACAAATTAGACACAACATTTATCAAGACGGCTTATGTACAGGTATTCGATTCAATTTACACAGACGAGGCCCGTAGGTCATTTGAAACGGCTAAAGAGATGTGGTACATTGATTGCAATATGTTAGACGTTTTACAGCATCTTTATTATCGGAAAAATGGGAAGAAAATAAAACCATGATTAAGGAATTATTTTCAATTCAAAGGATCGCTTATAAAACCGCAATGAACATTGTAATTGAAAATCATTACCTACACAGGAAAGCCCCTTGCTCTTTTGCTTTTGGGTTATTCGATAAAGAAAATATCATTGGGGTTGTGGTTTATGGTACACCTTCATCAGCCCCTTTGCGGGGCGGTATTTGCGGTTTAGAAGAAAAGGATAATGTAATTGAGCTAACAAGACTATGGGTCAATGATACAGCCCCTAAGAACTGTGAGAGCTATTTGATCGGCAATACCCTGAAGTTAGTAGATAAGGAAATTGTAGTTTCTTTTGCTGAAATTAATCAGGGGCATTTAGGAATAGTTTATCAAGCTACGAACTGGATTTATACCGGGCTATCAGCTAAAAGAACAAACTGGACGATTGAAGGGAACGATAAGCATTGCCAAACGATTGCAGATAAATACACGGCTTCAGAAATTCGGGAAAAGTATGGTGATAAATTTTCATTAGTTGATCGGCCCCGGAAACACAGGTACGTTTTTTTTAATGCGGACAGAAAAAGAAAGAAACGGCTTTTGGCTAAATTAAAATATCCTGTTTTGCCTTACCCTAAAAAATAGTTCCCCTAAAATTTGGTTTTGTAAAACTGTTTTCTGACCTTCGAGATACCTTTATAAATTAAATTACTTATGCTTAACTTTGTCTCACATAAGGTTTGCTTTTCAGCTAATCTTTCGATCATAGGTAAGATTTATAAAGGAACTAAGCTCTCGCAATTAAATGCGGGGGCTTTTTTATTTCAGGTTCTTAACAGATTCTTTCCTTACTGCTTTCAAGTGCGGTTAAATAGTAATCTTCACTCTTTTCAATATGTTAGGCCGAAAGTTCATGCGCTGATCTACTCTATCAACATGAGACCTTGTAAAAACGAAAGGCTTGATAACGAAATGGGATATTCAGGAAAGGAAAGTGAGTGAGTGAAAAAAGGGACTTGAATTAACAAACCCCTTTTTTATCTTTTGTAACGAGTTAATTATAATTACTTCTAAGCAGAGTAAAGATAGTTAATTAGGAATACAAGGGATAAAGAGAGGTATAAATAAATCTTTAAAACTTGAATTATGACAAAAATAACAGAGCAATTTGAACAAGAACGATTTACAGATTTTTTAATTGAATGTAAAAACCCCGAAGCATTTGATAAAACAATTAATCAATGGGGAGCAGTTCTTTTTGATGGCGGCAAAAAGGGAAATTACGTTGCTGACAAAGACGGTTATTATACTATGAGGGTTTATGGTGATCCCGGCTTTATAAAGTTTGCAATAACAAATCAAGGTTATGGTAAAATCATAAAAGAAGTGGTATGTTAGAAGATAAAACAGAACTGCTTAAAAAGAAAATTGACCCGCTAAGGCTAAAATTTCCAACTTCGGTAATATCTGAATTTCTTGATTATTGGACTGAGCCTAACAAGTCAGGAACTAAACAAAGGTGGGAACTTGAAAAGACATGGGACACAGAAAGAAGATTAACAAGGTGGGCGAATAACAATTTTACCCCCAAGAGAACCGAAATAAAAGGCTTTCAAACTCAGCCACAGAAAGAGCCAACAAATGAAATTGAACGTCTGGATCAGTTCCTAATGGCCTATAAAAAGCATCCTACGAACTTCCAGTTTATCGACCTTGCAAAGTGGTACGACTTAATGAAAGAAAACAAACTTTTAAGACCTTTTACAAAAGCGGAAGTTTTAGAAATACAAGAAGTTTACAAGAATGACAATTTAAAATGTAGGGCAGCTTGTGTTTACGAAACATTCAAAGGATACGCAAAGACAGATTTAATTTTTTCTGACATTCTAAAAATGAGAAAATGATAGAAGCACAAAAACAAACCAAAAAACAAAAACCCGCCAAAGTGGTTAAACTAATGGATCAAACTAAACTGTTTGAGGACAAAATTGACTTTGAGTATTTACCTTCTGTAATCGGATCGGGTTACGAAGAACAGGTTGCTAAACTGGCTATAGAAGATGGCGTTGCTTATAGGGCAGCCCGAAAGAACATGCAGATACATTCTGCCATTGTTCTTAAAATTAATAACGAGTTTTCCGGTTTCTTTACTTTCCAGGTTAACCACGAAGTAGGTGAATTCTGTTTACTTCAGTCGGCAATGATGTTAGATAGAAAGGATAAAGAGATTTATAAGGATATGCTAAGGGAGATAATAAAGCAAAATACTTACGGTTACCCTATGATAATGACAGTATCTACAAAGCATGATCTTGAATGTCCTAAAGTTTTGGAAAGTGTCGGATTTAAAACCTATCTAAATCTTTCCGGTTATGAGTATATGGTTTATGGAACATTTGAACAGGTAAGGATGAAAAGGCTTGCCCATGCTACTATGACTAATGTATGGAATTCCCTTAAGGGTGATTGGTTGAAAATGAAAAGGGAATGGAATGAAAAAATTGAAGCTGCTGGTGAAAAATACGGGATATTAAATCCAAAATACGCATCAAGGGAAGGCGCATGGCAAGGTACTTCTGGCATGGCAAATGTCGTACTTCAAACCCGTAAGGTAGTTGATGATAAAATAGTAGAGAATAAAACTAAATCACTTAACTCAAATGTATCTGTTCTTGATCCTGTGGCCTGTGAAGTTATTTTAAGAATGTTCATGCCTACAAATGGCGTAAGGGTTTATAATCCTTTTGGGGGTGGCGTTCAAATGGGGTTTGTTACTGGAAGTTATGATTACGAATATCTTTCAAGTGAGATCAGGCAAAACCAATGTGATGCTAACAATGCAATTTGTAGTGGATTTTATAACACAAAGTGGATAAAGTCAGATAGTTCAAAGTTCACCCCTAAACAGAAATACGATCTTATATTTAGTTGCCCCCCTTATTATCAGGTAGAGGAATATCTTGATTACAATGGTGAATCTCCCGAAGGTGAATTAAATTCTTTACCTACCTATAATGAATTTAGGGATATGCTTTTTGAGGGGTATAAAAATGCTATAAGTGTGCTTAATGATAATTGCTTTTTTGTAGTAATGACCGGAGACAGCAGGGATAAGAAAGGGGCTTATTATGGTTGTGAGGCTGAACATGAGTTATTCTTTAAAGATCAAGGTTTGCATATTTATAATAAAATTGTTTATCTGGAGTGTGAATTTACCAGATTAGCAACGGCAAAGAAAACCCTAAAGACAAGAAAGTTTCCAAAGAGGGAGCAAAAGATACTTGTATTTTATAAAGGGGACATGGATAAAATTAAGGACTTATACCCTCCAATAGGCAGACTGTGAAACCTTATACAACTAAAATATCATTAGTAAGAAACGGGCGTGGCGTTTACGTTATTGACACTACAATGGGTTGCGCTTCGGGTATGGCAGAAAACGAAAGGGGTTGTTATGGGGATTGCTATGCAGCACGAACAGCGAAAAGATACGGTCACGACTTTACGAAAACAGTTTTAAGGGATTTTGAAAGCGAAGCACACAAACGGAAAATTTTACAAGAGATCACAAGAATAAAAATGCCGTTTATAAGAATTGGCGCAAGCGGTGATCCTTCGGAAAATTGGGAGCATACAATTAAGATATTAAAAACACTTTCCAGGTGTAACACAGAAATAATAATTATCACAAGGCATTGGACTTTATTAACCGACGAACAATTGAAATATTTTAGTAACTTAAACCTTTGTATAAATACTTCTGTTTCGGCTTTAGATAATGAAGAAATGTTAAACCGATCTTTGGAACAATACGAAAGGATTAAGCCCTATTGTAAATCAGTTTTAAGAATTATATCTTGTGATTTCAATGATGAAAAACGGGCAGAGGTTCAAAGGAGATTGTTTAAAAACGAATCAACAATAGACACGGTTTTCAGGCCAACTAAATCAAATCCGTTTTTACTGAATGGAATTATTAACGCAAAGGAAGAAGTTTTTAACGGTAAGAAACAATTAGCAAGTAAGTTCAACCGAAAGACTTATATGGGTAAGTGTTCAACCTGTAAAGAAATGTGTGGAGTGAATGTTTTAAGCAATATTTTTTATCCAAATAAACGAGGCTTAGTAAAACAACTTTCTATTTTATGAAAGCAATATCCCTCTTTAACGGTGAAGGAATATACTCATTTGAAACTTGTGTTAAGTTATCAACTCCTTTTATAAAATTAGGAAGGGAATTTATAAAGGAACACAATATCCCAAAATGGTTTTTAGCTGAGATTTATTGTAATTTGAAAAAGGCGGGGGATCTTCCCAATCTTCCTGAAAAGCGGAAAAGGGAAATTTGGGAAGAAAGCAAAGGCGATAAACTCCTCGCATTTTCTTTGTATCTTGTCGAGGTAATATGACAGGTAGACCTACAAAATACAGCGAATCTTATGTAAATAAGGTTAAAGACTACGTTGATTCGTGCAATGATGAATTGGTTCAGGTTGTTTCTGGTGAATCTGAAAAGTTTACAGCGTTCAAAGAAAAGGTAAGGGTTAACCTTCCAACAATCGAAGGATTAGCTATTTATCTAAAATTACACAAGGACACAATTTACGAATGGGAGAAAAAATACAAACCTTTTTCCGACGTTATTAACATATTACGAGCAAAACAGGTTGAAAGATTAATTAATAATGGCCTTTCAGGAGACTATAATCCAATCATTGCAAAAGTGCTTCTTTCTAAACAGGGATATTCTGAAAAGACTGAAACGAATATCACTACTCAGGACGTTGATTTTACTTTCTAATGAAGATAAAAACCCCCCAACTATCCGACTATCAGAAGCAAATGATAGATTCCCCTTTAAACACAATCACAGAAGCAGGGACTAAAATCGGGAAAACAGTTTCTCACATGTGGTGGCTATTCCGGGAAGCCCAACAGCCACACGTTCAACCTGGTTGGAATTATTGGTGGGTAGCTCCGATCAACGAACAGGCTAAAATCGCTTTTAACCGCATTTGCGCCAAGATTAAGGGCAATCCGAACTACACGATATATAATTCCAGTCCTTACACCATAGTGACCCCAAAAGGCACTAAAATCGTTTTCAGGTCAGGGGACGATCCTGATTCACTTTACGGGGAGGACGTTTACGGGGTAGTTATTGACGAAGGAAGCCGGATGAAAGAAGGGGCTTTTCATGCAATCCTTTCAACAACCACAGCAACAAACGGACGGATAAGGTGTATAGGAAACATGAGGGGGATTGATAATTGGTATTACCAACTGGCAAGAAAGGTTCAGGACGGACTTTTGCCAACTTGGGAGCATTTTAAGTTCACGGCTGACGATGCGGTTAAAGCTGGGATCCTGACACAGGAGAAAATTGATGAGCAAAGGGCAATTTATCCGGAAGGGATATTTTTAGAGTTGTTCTATTGTATCCCATTCATTAACATGGGCAATCGTTTCGCTTTCTCATTCAAAACAGATAAGCACGTTAAGGAAACTAAGTTTAATCCAGACTACCCGCTTTACTTATCCTTTGACTTCAACAGGAATCCGATTTGCTGTGCAGTTTTTCAACATTACGAGGACAAGATATTCGGAATTGAATCTATCAAACTTCCTAACTCAGATATTTACCGGCTCTGTGATGTGATTAAAATGAAGTACCCGAAGACTTTATTCATTGTCAACGGAGATGCAACCGGACAGGCTTCAAGTGCTTTGGTAAGGGATAATTTAAACTACTACAAAGTCATCAGGACACAATTAAACCTTAGTCCGAATCAAATTAAAATACCTACGGTGAATCCTGGGATAGCAGAAAATCAAGTACTCGTTAATTCAATTCTTGAGCATTATAAAATAAGTTTAGACCCGACAAATTGCGCTCCACTCATTCACGATTTACAATTTGTAGAGATGCTTCCCGATGGGAGTATTAAGAAGGGTGACAGGGAAGACCCGAATCAACAAGCGGATCAATTGGATTGCTTCAGGTATTACCTTAATGCAAATTTTAAATGGTTTTTGAAACATTGGCAAGGAAATTAGTATATTTACCCTATGGCATTATTTAACATCACTATCGAAAAGGTAATTGTCAAAGGAGATAACGAAGAAATTATTAAACTCCTTAAAGAAATAAAAGATATTCTTACTGGCAATGCAATACCACAGGAGATAATTGATAAATTAGATAGTGCGATTTCTGACATTAAAAATACAATAACTTAAAATTAAAACTCATGCCAACAATTCAAGAATTGGATGCAAAGGTTACAGAACTTCAGACAGCTTTGGATGACGAACAAGTACAAATTCAGGCCGCTATTGATGCACTCAATGCTGTTGCTGCTGACTTGCAAACACAGTTAGATGCTGCTGTTGCCGCCGGTGGTACAGATGCAGAACGTCAGGCTTTGCTTGATAAGATAAACGCTATTAAGGGAGACCTTGAAGCTACAATAGCCTAAACTATCTCACAGGTTAATGGTTTGTTTAGTCATTACATTTCTATGTGATGACTTTTTATTATATTTATCCTGTTCAAAATTAAAGGGAGGTTTTTCCCTTCAGTCAACTTTTAAGATCCCCCTGCATTCTCTATGTGGGGATTCTTTTTCCATAATAAGCGGTAGGGTATACCGTTTTCATAAACTAAAGTGTTTTGTTTAAGCCGATTTGTTTCTACATTTCGGCTTTTTTATTACCTTAGACGTATTAATGAAAGAAATAAAACTCACTCAAGGGAAGGTCGCTTTAGTTGACGATGAAGATTATGAATCTCTGAATAAACATAAATGGTACGCTAAAATAGGCAAAGAAACTTTTTACGCAGTCAGGGCTACTTATGGTACAGGTAAACAGAAAAACATTTCAATGCACCGTGTTATTATGGGCATAACCGATCCGAAAATTCCTTGTGACCATAGAGATAACGATGGGTTGAATAATCAAAGAAGTAATTTAAGAGTATGTACTAACCCTGAAAATCAGGCTAACGCCCGTAAAAGGAAAAACACTACATCAAAGTATAAAGGCGTTTCAATTCATCCACTTGGTTGGCAAGCACGAATAAGATTTAACCATAAGAAGTATTTTCTTGGTTACTATAAGACACAGGATGAAGCTGCAATAGCTTATAATAAAAAAGCGGTTGAATTATCTAAAGAGTTCGCAAAAATAAATGAACTATGATTTGCTTTGCGTTTGCTTCGAGGTCAAGACCAGCTAAGTTTTTTGAATGCCTGAATAATTTGCGGGACATGGCAGTAACTGAATACTTTGTTTTAGCTAAAATAGACGACGATCAAAAAGAGCTTTATAGGGGAGTTGAAAATTATCCCGAAGTTATTGTTAAGTACGGTAAAAGCATCAACAAGGTTCACGCTATAAACAGAGACATTGACCCGATAAAACACCCTTTCGATATTCTATGCTGTCATTCGGACGATATGTTTTTCATTAAAAAAGGATTTGACATTTTAATCAAAGAGCATTGCCAGGACGATACCTTCGTACACTTCCCCGACCAAACTACAGGTGACAGATTATGTTCTTATTCTATGATGGATAAGATTTATTTCAGTAGATTTAAGTATGTTTACCATCAGGCTTATAGAAATCTTTGGTGTGATAATGAAGCTATGGAAGTTGCTAAAATACTCGGAAGATATAAATTTGTCGATGAGAAAATATTAGAACATCGGCATTATATAAACGGGATGGGGGTTAGGGATATGCAGTACAGAAAAACGGAGGCAACTTACTGGATAGATAAAAAGACTTTTGATAAAAGGAAAATGAAAAGATTTGATTTACCAAAAACAGTTGTATGAAAGCGGGGATAGCTAAAACAGAAATAAACGAAATCCTTTTTGAATCGGGTAATTATAAGATTGACTACGCCTATAAGGAATTTATGGGGCGGGTTTCAATAGATAGGGCAAGTCCTATTCCAATGACAAGTCATACTTTTATTTTATACAAGAACGGTGAGTTTTACTGCAAGACAATTATAGGAGCTTCGGTTCTTGAGTACGAAGATAAACAAGCGGCTTTGAGTATATTAAAAAAACGAATTACTTGATTTACAAACTAGCCATTCTTATTTGTTCTCTGGAAGAAAGAAAGGATAAACTTGACCGACTGATAGAAAGTATTCCTACCCACCCTGATTTAATAATCATTCCCGAAGTTGATAACCGTCAGATCACCACAGGAGCGAAAAGGAATAAGTTATTAGAAAGGGCTAAAAATGCAGGGGCTGAATATTCCGCATTTGTCGATGACGATGATATTATTTATCCTGAGTATGTAGGGGAGTTTATGAAAGCCATCGAACAAAAACCCGATGCGATAGGTTTTAAAGGATGGATCACTTTCGACGGACAGAATAAAACCGAGTGGCGAATTTCTTACCGATACCCTTATGAAAAGCGGGGAAATGTTTATCTTAGGTTTAATAATCATCTTTCCCCAATTAAGACGGAATTGGCATTGCAAATTAAATATCCTGATATTACTTTTGGCGAGGACTATGATTATGCAAAGAGATTGAAGAAAGCGGGACTTGTGAAGAAGGAAGTATTTGTAAATAAACATCTTTACCATTACGATTATATAACGAAGAAATGAATTTATTAGAATTATTCGCAGGAAGTAGATCTGTCGGTAAAATGGCTGAATCCTTAGGGATTAATGTTTTTTCTGTTGACTGGGAAAAATATGAAGGAATTAATCTTGCTATTGATATTGAATCATTAACTCCAAAGCATATTCCGTTTATACCTGATTTTATTTGGGCTTCTCCAGATTGTACCACTTATACAATATCGGCAATTAGTACGCATAGAAACGGAACTGAGCCAAAAAGCTCGTATGCTATAAAATGCGATAGTGTTAATAAGGCATTCATAAGATTGATTAAATATTATTTAGTACTAAACCCCAATTTAGTATTCTTCATTGAAAACCCTCGTGGAATGCTTAGGCATATGCCATTCATGCAGGAATTTAAAAGATATACTGTTTGGTATTGCCAATATGGAGATGAAAGAGCTAAGCCTACTGATATTTGGACAAATAGTAATAAATGGAATCCTCGCCCAATGTGTCACAATTACAAATACGATAACGAAGGGAATATTATAAATCGTCATTGTCATCACGAAGCAGCAAGGCGAGGGGCAAAAACAGGAACACAAGGGAGGAATGGAAGTTATGAAAGAAGTAAAATACCCGAATTATTATGCGAGGAAATACTAACAAGTTGCAACTCCCTTCAGTTACTTTATTAATCGCTGATTCAGTAAACGCAAAAGGCGCAATAAATGTTTTAGAGCATTGTAAAAACCTTTGTGACTTCGGGGCGGTAAAACTTCTCACCGACATTGAAATAGATTACGAGCATAAAGTAACGATCCCTAAACTTAATTCTTTGGTTGCCTACTCAATCTTTATGCTGACAAAGTGCAAAGACTACTTTGATACTGACCATGTTTTAATCGTTCAAAGGGATGGCTTTATTTTAAATCCTGAATCCTGGAATCCCGCATGGTTAGAATACGATTACATTGCTCCTTTGTTTGTTCAGGTTGATAAAGTTGGCTCCGGTGGGTTCAGTCTAAGGTCAAAAAAAGTAATGAATAGGATGGCTGAAATAACGCCTGAGTGGGATTGGACACAGGGTGAAGCGGATCGGATCCAGAATATAATGGGCTATTACGAAGATGGAACCATTTGTTTATCGGGGCAAAACTTTAAATTTGCTCCATTGGAACAGGCTGCTATCTTTGCACAGGGCGGGAACCCTAATCCGAAGTACTACGTTGAAAGGCCGTGGGGGTTCCACAGAACGCAGCAGTACATAGATTTTAATACCGGCCAAGTAAGTCCTATCTTTGAGAACTACGAACAATCTTACGAATTAGAATTAGCAAAATGAAAATAGAAGTAAGGTATAAAGCTCACGGGAATATAAAAGGGAAAACCTATGTCTATACTACAAACAGTTTTTTTAAATTCATATCAATTTGGTGGGTTGCAAGACGGAGCAAGGCCGAAGCGGTATTAACTTATTTTTAAAACCTATTTTATGAGTAATGATTGTTCAATAAAATTGCCGGATGTTGCAGGAATACCATGTTGCAATTATGTTAGGCCAACGGTAAAGAATATAGTAGTCAGGAAAAAGAAAAATGGACAAATACAAATAAAGATTAACGGTAAAGGTAAATGGATTAATGCTGAAATGAACGGTAACACAATAAGCTATCAAGGATGATATACTTAGAGAAAAACGATATTCACAGTACATTGACGACATGGCTTTATTGCCACTTCTGGATGATGTGGAGTTATGAACAAAACGGGTTTGAAGGCGTTTATATTAATTGGCCAAGAGGTAGATCGGTTAAGTCTTACGAGGACATAAATAAGTTCAATGAAATCCCGAATATGTATGAATGGTATTTTATACAGCCTAAAATACAAACTCCAGAGGCTATTCCCGGTTGGTTAAAAAGTGTTGCCACTTGGGAGCATTGGGAAGACCCGCATCCTTGTTCACTAATGGCTAAAGAACTGTCAGTAATAAAAGACTATTATAAAAAAAACCTACACTTCAATGAAGAAACAAACAAAAGAGGACAAGCGATTGTCGATAAATATAACATTGACTTCTCCAAAACTATTGGAATCACATGGCGAGGAACTGACATCTATCTTGATGGCAGAATTCGAGTACCGATTGAAAAATATTTTAGGTTCATCGACGAAATCCTTGAACTTAACCCAGATTTCAGAATTGCTTGCACGGCTGAGGAAACAGGAATTCTTGACCCTTTGTTAGCACGTTACCCAAACGCTTTTTTAATAGAAGAATTTAAACAAGCTCCTTTTGAATCAAAGCACAATCCAGAACGCAATGATCATCGCTCTGGTTACGAAAGAGGCTTACAACCCGTTTTAATGGTTTGGCTATTTAGTAAGTGCGCTCATTACATTAAGAACAGAAGTTCAACAGGGGCGGTTGCAAGTTGGTTAAGTGATGGAAGGATAGTGAATATTGCACATGAGGAAACTTTATCTTATTTAAAAATGGATGACCAAGTAGAAATTGAAGGAATAAAATATCCGTTATGAAAGTAGTTGAATCAAGAGATGAGTTTTTAAAAGAATGTTGGCTTGAATTACCAATAGTTAATTGTTATTGTATCGAAATTGGTGTTTTTCGTGGTGACTTCTCAAAAATGATATTGGATATAATAGAACCTGATGAACTTTATTTAATTGATCCATTTGAGTTAAGTAAAGAAAAATATTCAAGCGGTTTAACTACTGCTTATTCAGATGAGGAAGATTATCAATTAGTATTAAACAGATTTAAAGATGAAATCAAAGAAAGAAAAGTTATTATTAACAGAGGATATTCATTTGATATTGTTGAACATTATTCGGACGCTCGTTTTGATTTTATATATCTTGATGGATCACATTTATACAAGGACGTTAAACGAGACTTAAACGATTGGCTGCCTAAACTTGGTATTGATGGGCTGATGTGCGGACATGATTACATTGATGATACAGATTTTGGAGTTAAACGGGCGGTAAATGAATTTTGCAGAGAAAACAATTTTGAAATGTTTTTATTTAATCAGCAAGGGGGAGACTTTGCACTAAGAAGGAAATGAGAAAATTTAAACTTTGTGGCATATATAAAATCACTTCTCCATCGGGGAGGGTGTATATTGGTCAAAGCACAGATATAATTGATAGGTGGTGTCATTATAAAAAAAGAGGGTGTGTTACTCAAACAAAACTACATAGGTCGCTTATAAAGTATGGTTCATCTAATCATAAGTTTGAAATAATACACCAATGCTCAAAGGAAGAGCTTAATAATTTAGAGATATATTATGTGACCTTATTTGATTCTACCAATAAGAAAACGGGCTTAAATATAAGAGATGGAGGTAAGCAATCATCGCTTTCTGAAGAGTCAAGAAAATTAATAGGTGATAAGCATAGAAATAAGGTTTTGTCAGAGGAGACAAGAATGAAAATAAGTGCATCTAAAAAAGGTACTAAGGCATGGAATAAAGGGATACCGTTTTCAGAAGAAGTAAAGGCAAAAATGAGCAAAAGTAGCACAGGCGGGAAACACACGGAAGATCATAAAAGAAAAATAAGTATAAATAATGCTTGGAGTAAACTTTTATTAAACACGGAAACGGGAATATATTATGATTCAATTCGTGAGGCGGCAAAAACTATAAATATTGGTCATATAGGATTGAGCCTAAGATTATCTGGTAAGGTTAAGAAAAAAACAAGTTTTATATATGCGTAATTTTTGCGTTTTGACCACTATCAACAAACCAACAAAAGCCATTGAGGTTTTATATGAGAAGTTCGGGGAAAGGCTGATTGTTGTGGGTGATGGTAAAACGCCTATCTGGAATTACAGAACAGCAACGTATCTAAACCCTGATATGCCGCCTCATAATCACTACTCAAGAAAGATGCTCGGTTATCTTCATGCCATCCGCAAAGGTGCTGACCTAATCTACGACACAGACGATGACAATATACCCAACAAAGAATGGGGTTTAAGGTTCAAAGAAACGAAAGCCAGTAAATCAATTGGTGAGGGTTGGTTTAACGCTTACGAGCCTATGACAAAAACAGCTATTTGGCCTAGAGGATTTCCGTTATCCAAAATAAAAAGTAGTGGGCAAATGTTCGGCGAAAAAGAAAAGGTTGTTAGTTCAATTCAGCAAGGTTTGAGCGATGGCGAACCAGATGTAGATGCTATTTATAGAATGGTCTTTAGTCATAAGAACGAGTTTAAATACGAAAGGTCAATTTATTTGGAAAAGAATACTTGGTGTACTATAAACAGTCAGTCAACTTGGTGGTTTCCGGAAGCATACGCATTTTTATATTTACCCATTAACTGCACATTTAGATGTACTGATATTTATAGAGGTTTAGTTGCGCAGCGATGCCTCTGGACTTTGGGGCAAGGCGTTACTTTCCACTCCCCTTCAGAAGTTTTCCAGGATCGTAATGAACACGACCTAATGAAAGACTTTATTGATGAAGTCCCAATGTATTTAAATGTCGAAAAAATCGCTATCTTACTACAGGGCTTACAATTAGAAGGAAGTCCTACTGATAACCTTATTACTTGTTATCAGGAATTAATAAAACATGATATTTTTCCGGCTGAAGAAATTATTTCAGTCAGGGCATGGGTCAAAGACTTTAATTCAGTTTATGGCAAATAAACAAAAACCAAAGGACGGGATGGGATTTATTTATACATTATCTCATCCAGATTCGCCTGAAAAAATTAGGTACATCGGGCAAACAGAAAGAAGCCTTTACAAGAGGCTTTTAAATCATAAAAATTCCGCTAAGAATGATAATAGATTAAGAACTCCTATACAAGATTGGATTTTTAAATTACTGTCAGAAGGTTTATTGCCTATAATAAATTTGTTGGCCGAAGTCCCATTATCTGAATTAAACGAAACAGAAATTAGGCTTATTTCTTTAGGGAGAGTTAAGTATAATTTATTAAACTTATCCAATGGTGGGAAGATTGAAGGCAGAAAAATAGGTAGTAAGGCTTCGGATGAAACAAAAGCAAAGTTAAAAAAATCAGCAAGAAGGGGTTGGGATAATAATAAGTTTTTAGATCGTACGGGGATGAGATACGGAAAGCTAACTGTAATTAAATATATTGGCAGCAAAAACGGTGCATCTAATTGGGATTGTATTTGTGATTGCGGTAAGTTTAAACAAGTAGATACTTATCAATTCAGGAGAATAACATCTTGTGGTTGTGCGAGAAAAACAAGATGGGATGAAAAGGCAAAAGCTGATTGGAAGGAAAAGTTGAATAATAAAGTTCAGCGTTCTAAAATAAATGGCAGATATGAAGCTATCAGAATTATATAGTAAACACTACAACCACAAAAAGGGATGGCCTGATAAAGGGACAACCCATTCCTATATTGAAGTCTATGAAGAGCTTTTAAAACCTTACCGTACTAAAGCTAAAAACATTTTAGAAATAGGTTTAATGTCCGGTGAAAGTTTAAGGATGTGGACTGAATATTTTTCAGGTGATGTTCATGGGATAGATTGTTCAGAAACCCCCGTTGATGGGTTGGCAGATTTAAGGCCGGCATTAGCGGAAGGAATTTTAAAGATTTGGATAGGTGATGCCAGCGATCCCGCAACGATAGAAAAGTATTTTAAGGGAATTAAATTCGATGTGGTTATTGAAGATGCTTCTCATGATGTAGAGCAGCAATTAAAAATTTATTCTATTTTAAAGGATTATATGGCTGAAGGTGGAATTTATATCATTGAGGACGTTCAGGATATTGACAAGACAAGGCATTTATTTTGGCCTGAAGGTGAGATAGTTGATAGGAGAAGTATCAAGCACAGGTATGACGATTGTTTAATTATAATGAGACACAAATGAATTATTCCCAATCAAACGAACAAGAAATTATCATCAATCTTTTCAAAGGTAAAAGAAACGGGACATTCCTTGATATTGGCGCAAATGACGGGGTTACTTTATCAAATACTTTTGCTTTAGCCAATAACTACGGATGGACAGGGCTTTTAGTTGAGGCAAGTCCGAAGGCTTACGAAAGGCTTTTTAAGAATTACGAATTAATGGAATGGCAACATGATTTGCAAAACGTAGCGATTGGCAAAGAAGATGGGGAATTAGTTTTTTGGGAATCAGGAGAACTATTAAACAAAGGTGATGTTGCTTTAGTTTCCACAGGCATAAGATCGGAGTTAAAAAGATGGGATGCTATTCATATGCCCTTTGAAAAGATAACCGTCCCTATGATTTCATTCGCTACGATGCTTTCAAGAACCCGGCACACTCACTTTGATTTACTATCAATCGACATTGAAGGGATGGAATTAGACGTTTTACCCCAGATAGATTTTAAGGCATTAAAAATTCAGGTAGCGGTCATTGAATGGAATAGTAAAGACAAAAAGGCTTACAACGATATTATGTTCCCGCAGGGCTTCAGATTGGTTTCAATTAACCCTGAGAATTTAATTTATAGTATATTAGCATAAAAATACCATGTGCGATCCATGCGCTCCTAAATTTATACTAAGCTGTCTAACGGATGAACCGACTGACAGCTTTCTTTTTAACATCTCAGGTTTGGTAGCCGGTGTTTATTACTGGCGAATAACGGACGGGAATGCTGTTCTTACTAAAGCCTTTACTTACGTCAATGATACTACTCCTTTGGAAATACCCGTTTCCGATGTCCCTGAAGGATTTTTTCAAAGCAAAAGAACTTTCAATTTAGAAATCCTTGACCATCCTGGAGACGAAACAGGGCATCCGTTTATAATTTGCCATCATGTGAAAAGTATTTCATTGGACATCGAATGCAATATTTACCCTTCAAACGAGGCCGGTCTGTGAGGTGTTGTGACCACGATATAATCCCTTTTAATAATGTTTCGATAATGAACATAGCTTATTCGGTAGGAATGAGGACAAGGTTTGGTAATGTTCCCCATGTGAAAGTTTATCAAAAGGTTTTAGGTCAGGATGATTATGTAGAGCCGTTAATTTCGATTCGGTTGGACGGGAATCCGACAAGTAATATTAACATAGATAACGGGGGTAATGCTTCAGGGTTTATTAAAATATTCAAATGATTGAATTAGCTGTCTTAATTTCTTTTGCTGTTTTATTCCTAAATGCAACAACTTGGGAAGGTCAGATATTTGAGGACGTGGCGAATTGGTTAGATACTAAACTACCTGAGTGGATAAGTAAACCTTTATACGGTTGTCCGATTTGCATGAGTTTTTGGTGGGGGTCGTTTGCTTATATTGTTTACGAAGGCGTAGAGATTGAAATGGTATTAGTAGTTTTTGCGGCTGCTGGAATAAATGCAGCAATTGTTAACATGAATAACACAATTAAGGGTGACGAGTGATTGTAAACAAGTTCATAACCTGTTAATTCAGGCAGGGTTTAAAGACTTTGGTTATTGTTCATGTTCAGCAAGAATAAGGACTTATAAATTCGGACGATTTAAGATAAAGGCTTACGGTACTAAATGTTTTTTAAGGTTACTGGAAAAAGAAAAACTAATTAAAAATGGTGGAACGATTGAGGAGCTTATTCAAAAGACCATTCAAGAACTTACGGTTACAGGATAAACAGAAGATCATAAAGGCTTTTGTTTACCAGGGTAAGTCTTACTTTATGTTTGACGATATTTTTTCCATCCCTTCAATAAGGGGGCTTCAGGCTTTAGATTACTACGAAGAATTTAACATGAGGTGTACGAAAGATTATTTAATTTATTGGACTGAAGCGGCTGAAAAGATACTTTCCGATAACAAGAAGATTAAGTTAATTGATCTTGGTATGTTAGTGAAAGATTTACAGGAAAGATTAAAAATGATTCCTATTTCAGACCATATTTATAAAATAGCAAGTGTTATTTTTTTTGATGATTCAGAAAATCCGTATCATTTTGATAGAGAGTATAACCGAAAGAAAATTGAACTTTGGAAAAAAGACCCGGAGGTTTTAAGTTTTTTTTTGCAGACTCCTCTGAGAGACTTGATACCTTACTTAGATTCTCAAGGAGCAAGTTTACAGACTTATTCGGGGGTAGTAAAAGAGTTGAACACGATACATTTCGAAAGGGTTTTAAAGCACTTATCGCCGAAAGTCACGACAATAGATATGTAGAAATGGTTTGGTTGGCGGGTGACGATCCTATGAAGATTGAAACAATGGAGCGAATGCCTATAATAGACTACTGGCATTTGCTTAATCGGAAGTACGCAGCCCATCAGAAAATGGCTGCTCAAATGGCTAAGATGAAAGCCGGTAAACGTTAAGTAATGCCTGAGATTCTTGTTGAGTTTGTACCTGACTTCAGTAAACTTGAAAACGGAGTTGATGAGTTAGTTAGCAAAGGAACTATTTCAAAAGAGATGGGCGCATTATTCAACGATGCCTCAAAATCAATAGATCAGTTTTCCAATAAGTTTAGTGCCGGTCTTTCTAAGATACCTAAAGACATGGCAGATGCTGTGCAAAAAGGTTTAAAGCCAGCAGTAGACCAAGCGAAAAAAAATATTACCGACCTTTCTACTTCAGGTATAAAAAATTTAGGTGAATTAAAGAAAAGAGTTGAAGGTATTACAAATTCATTTACAAAGGGATTTAGCGAAGGCGTTGAGAAATCTTTGAAAGATGCAGGGTTCTCAATGGAAGAGTTTAATAAGGCTATTAAGTTGGCTCAAGATTCTTCAGAAGGTTTAAAAACCGAACTTCTTGAAATTACAAAACAACTTCAAGTCTTAAAACTAAATGGGCAAGAAAATTCACAACAATATTCTGAGTTAGCAGAAAAAGCAGTTCTATACAGGAAAGCCATTAGCGATGTAAGCGATCAAATAAACAAACAGGCTTCTGATACTCAAAAATTGGATACAGCTATTGAATTTGTTACCGGATTGGCTTCAGCCTTTGCGATACTACAAGGGGTTCAGGCTTTGGCAGGGAAAGATAATGAGGAGTTACAAAAAACATTGGTTAAGGTTCAGGCTGCAATGAGTATTCTTATTGGCCTTCAGCAATTGCAAAACATACTTAAAAAAGAAAGTAATTTAATCCAAGCCATTGAAAATACCCAAAAGAAAATAGGGGTAATATCTACCAATCTTGAAACGGCTGCACAGTCACGAAATATAATAGTAAAAAATGCTGCTGTAGTTGCCCAAAAAGCCCTCAATGCTGTAATGAGTGCTAATCCCGCATTTCTTTTAATAGCTGCTTTTACGGCACTTGCAGGGGCTTTGGTGTTATTTTCAGGTGATACAAAAGATGCCAAAGATGAGGTTGAAGATTTTAACAACGAACTTGAAAGAACAAATACTATAATTGATAGAAGTATTGAAAAAATAAAAGAGGAAGGGAAGCTAAGGCTTGCAGAAATGAAGGCAAGGGGTGTTACTCAGGATCTGATAGCCAAAGAAGAAGGAAGGATAATTGCTGAACAATCCGATATTATTGCCGAAAATTTGAATAAAAGGAATGCCCAACTTTCTAAGACTTTGCTTGAAATGAATGAGGCGCAAAGAACAACTATAAGAAGGTTAGGAATAACACAAGAGGAGTTTAACCGAATTACTACAGAAGGAGTAAATAATGTCGACGATGCTCTTGCTCTTTTAAATAAGGTGAAAGCGGTAAAGACGAGTGATGCTTGGAGTGGTTTTAATAAAGCGGCTAAGGCAAATAATGAGTTAGTTGAGAATATGCTTACTAACCTATTGGAATTAACAAGAAGTCAAGAGGGATTAGGTACTGAACAATTAACGGCGGGATTTGCTGAAGCGGAAAGGCAACGTGAGGAAGCTGAGAGAAAAAGAAAAGAGGCGGCTGATAAAGCAGAAAAAGATAGAAAGGATAGGGAACAAAAAGAAAAAGAAGCAAGACAGGCCGCATTTGATGATTTTGTCGCAAAGCAAAAATTAAGATTGTTGGAAGTTGAAAAAGGTAGTAAGGAAGAACTGCAAATAAAGAAAGATGTGCTTCGTGCTGAACTTCAATCGGCTCTTAATAATGACAAACTAACATCCAATCAACGTAAGTTATTAATACAACAATTTTTTGCCGATCAAAGGGAATTAACTAATCAGTTTAACGCAGAAAACAAGAAAAAGGTCTTAGAAGATCAGGCTTCTGTAATTCAGGCTCAACTTGCTGCACTTGATTTGTCGAATGAAGAAAGGACTCGATTAACTATTGAACAACTTCAAATAGAAAGGGATTTGCAATTATCTGCAATTATCAACAACGAGACCAAGAGAAAAGAAATCATTGCCAAATTTGATAAAGAGATTTTTGAAGCAAGAAAGAAAGCCCAACAGGATGCGTTCAATCAGGAGTTAGAAGATACAAGGCGCAACCAATTACAAAGGAAAAACTTACTTGAAGATGACCTCAATAACGAGGACTTAGACATTGAAAGAAGAAAGGCCGCTTTGGAGGAACTTACCCGAATCGAGAATGAAGAGTTTACTAAAAGAAGATTGAACAATCAGGCTCAGTTAAAACTTGCCGGTCTTAACAATGAGGAGGCATTAAAAGAATTTACCCGTAATGCGAAGGATATTGATAATGACCAAGCTGCGGCAAGAAAAAAGAATGAGGAAAAGTACACAGAAATAGTTTTAACTGAATCAGAGAAAAGACTTATCGTACTTCAGGACACGGTTGGTAAAATTGCCGATACTGCTAATACGATAATCCAAGCCTTCAGGTCATTTAGTGACACAATGAACGCTAACGAAGATCAGAGAATTGAGGCGCAAAGGGATTCATTACAAAGGTTAAGAGATTTAAACGCAATTACAGAAAAGGAATACATAGCAAAGGCGAAAGTCATTGATAGGCTGGAAAGGCAGACTATGCAAAAACAAGCAGAAAGGGAAAAGGCTTTAGCCCTTTTTGAGGCGTTTGTAAATGGGGCGGCCGCTATTGTAGATTCGATTTCTAAAGGGCCTGCTGCGATAATAGCAACTTCTATTTTGGTTGCTGCACAAATAGCTGCAATAGCTTCCAGACCTATCCCTAAATTCGGCAAGGGTACTAAATCGGCTCCTAAAGGTTTTGCTGAAGTCGGTGAAACAGGAACAGAGTTGATTCAAATGGGTGATAAATATTTTGTAGCTGAACATCCGCAGGTTATTTGGATGAAAGGAGGTGAAAGGGTTTACAATCCTGATGAGACGAAAGATATTTTAACTCCACAGGCAAACATGACTGTCATAAATAATACTAACGGTGTTTCACATGAAAACAAAGTTGACTATGAAAAGATGGCTAAAAAGATCGGTGAGGAAATAGCCAAACATCCAAGAAGCGTTATTAGTCTTGATGAGGACGGATTTTCTGTTCACATTTCTAATAAACTTAATACTCAAAAGTACCTAAACAAACGTTTTACTTTCCATGATTGATTGGCGATTTATATTAAATCCTGACACGGATGACATTGAAATAGATGAGCCTGTGGGATGGTCTGATATTGCTTTTGAGATCGTGAGGGATAATAAATTTCACGGTATTTCAATTTCCTATTCTCTGTCCGAAATTAAATTAGTTGGCGAGGGCGCTAACTTATTAAAGTCAGAGTACGAAACAAACGGAAGCGATGCCGATGTTAAGATAAGAATAATTGCTATTTGTGATGACGAAGAACAGGATTCTGAAGATTTCCAATTAGACTTCGGAAGGTATAAAGAAAGATGTGGGGAGGAGTGTAGTGTTTCGATAGGAATTGAGGATATAAGTTGCTTCACAATTTTCAATAACAACTTCGACAAGAAAGTAGATTTATTAAGTGATGTTGCTTTTGACAAAGTAACGGTTTTAAACGAATACGAAGGATTAGAAAAAGATATTTTGCTTCCTGGTAAGGCTTTAAGATTCAGAGACAGGGCAGAAACTACTACGGTAACGGAAAACCTTGCCGATCCCCCTTATTTTGACGATGCAACAGATATTCAAAGCGATACGGCTATACTTCCGGCTTTTCAAAATACGATTGAATCATCTTTAGGCAGTTTTGAACCAAGTCCTATTTTGGATGCAGTTGCCCACGATGATGCTTTAGGTTACCCGCCTTATTTAGAATTTCCGGCTTTAGTTAATACTACTGAACTACTTGGTAATATTCAATGTACGATTTCTGATTTTGTTTTTAGCTTCCGGCTTAAAGGAAGTCTTGATTCTGTCTTACCTTATACTTACGGAATGTACATAAGGCTTGACAGGCTTCCGGCTGGAGGTGATGTTGGTACGCCGGGCGATTGGGTGAGGGAACTTGATTTTTTCTTAGGCGGTGGGCCGGGAACCACTACACTAAGTTGGGATGAAGAAATGAGCATCCCTTTAAGTATAACTCAGGGTGATTTGTTTTATTTATATTATGAGTTTGTTACTTCTGTACAAATAGACGATCTGTTATTTACTCAAGATGCGGAGTCTTATGTAAATATGGAAATGGTTACTTTATGTGAACCTTCTATTGCAAAAATGTTCATGGTTCACGAAACCCTATCAAGAATAGCGGAATCGAATACTAATAACTGTTTAGCTTTAAAATCTACCTACTTCGGAAGGACGGATTCGGAGCCTACGGCTTACGATGAAAACGGCTGTGGGGGGCCGGAGGCTTTAACGTCTGGACTTTTTATAAGACGGGCAGAAAACCCTACTTTCTTTTTAAGCATGAAAGATGCGCTTACAGGGCTTCAGGCGATACATAATATCGGTTTCGGGCTTCAAAGGGAATTAGGGGTGGAACTTTTAAGGGTTGAAAAGATGGAATATTTTTATCAGGATTTTCTATTATTGGATGCTTCCGATTTGAATGTCCAGACAAAAGCGGTAATGAGTGAAGAAATCCCAGGTACTATTTTAGGCGGTTATGAAAAGTGGGAAGTTGAAAATATTAACGGGCTTGATGAGTTTAATTCTAAAAGAGAGTATAGGTTAACTTTAAAGAACGCAAAAGGCACACTTGATCTAAGGTGCAAGTTTATTGCCGGTGGCTACGCTATTGAGTTGACGAGGTTACAGTCGTTTGCAGATACCGGAGCCGCCGACACTAAATATGACAACGAAACCTTTATTATTTGTCTTGAACATGACGTTTATGCTTACACTTACCCTTATGTTTACGGAGGGTATGTTGTGGAACAGGGAGGAATAACAGGGGCAGCGAATTTATTCGATCCCGATACGGTAATAAACTTCAGAATAAGTCCTATAAGAAACATGATGCGTTTAGCGAAGTCAATCTTCGGGGTTTATAGGGATTATTTAGATGCAAACAGCAAGATAATTTTAAGTTCAGGAGACGGGAATCTTTTAGCAGAAGGTTGGTTAAGTCTTGATGATTGCACACCTGAAGACGAGGTAATAAGTGAAAGCGATGATATAGAAGATTCGATTTATCAAGATACGGATGATCTATTACCTATAATACGTCCTGAAAGTATTATTTTTGAATATCCAATGAGCCTTTCTGATTTTAAAAGAATCAAGGCTAATCCATACGGTTATATTAATCATTGCGACGGACGAGGGTATATTACCAAAGTGATTTATAAACCGAATGACGGGAAAGCAAGTTTTGAATTGAGAAATAGTTATGATTGACATTAGAAGTCCGAGGTTCTCATTTGTACAGCTTGCAACGGCTGCTTATGGCTACGTCCCCGAAACTTACGAAACCTGTACTTTTCCTGATGTTTCTTTTTGTTTACCTGTTTATGCTTATGACGATATCGCCTTTCAATTTATCGTTACGGGAACGAGTTTGGAAATGGATGAACTGTGTTCTTTGAGTGATCCCGATAAAGTTGAAATAGGGTTAGTTAGGGACTGCGGGGATGACTTTGATATAAATTTTAACGCTGCTTATTTACGACCTACTAAAGCAAGAATTTCAGAAACTGAAGTTCTTTATAAATGGGAACATGGTTTTCCTTCTTTTGATACCGAGTATGCAATTGAAGAATGTTTTTATGTTAAGGTCGTGGTTCACATGGACGCAGGTGATGTTTCAGCTTGTTCTAATTGTTTCCAAAGGATCGGGGCTGATTGTTTTACTTCCGTTTTAGAGTACGGGGCAGAACAGAATATTTTCGGATTCAATTACTGTGACTCAGGGGCTATGTTTGAAGAAGAGGAGGAATGCGAAGATCCATTTATTTATCAGTTTACAAACGCTGAAACTATAGACATTGAGTACACGGATGAAATGAGGACACGATTTGGTGATGTTCCGACTGTGGAAATTTGGATTTGGGATGGTTCACAATATTCAAAACCATTTATTCAAACAGGATTCGACGCTTACCCGATAACCAGGATTCTTGCGAATCTTGGCGGGGCGGCTACAGGATTTTTAAAAATATCTTAAAACTTAAAATTATGGGAGCAAGATTTGTTGATGAAGAAACAATAAGAAGGTGGATTTCAGAAAATTCACCTTCCCCCGGTGGTGGATCATTGTTATCGGCAACAGTTGAATTAACAGATGCACAGATAAAGGCTTTGCCTACTGACCCAATTCAAATTGTGGCTGCTCCCGGAGTTAATAAGATTATTGTACCAATATCCTGTATCGTAGTTTGTGATACTACCGCAGGTGCATATACGGATTTAACAGATTCCGGTTTTGATTTACAAGTTGGCGGGGATTCTGTTTCTTGTCCACTTGGCGCAACTACACTACTATCAAGCGGTGAAGTTAGGGTTGGATTTTTTGCATTGCCATTGAGTTTTGTTAGTGGGATTGCTACTTTTGGCGGGCAAGTATTTACGGCTGACCCCAGAGATGTTACAATTTTATCAAATGCTGCATTAACAATATTGGATAATTGGAACGGGGGAACTCCTTACGGAGGAGGTAACGCAGCTAACACATTAAAAGTAACTGTTTATTATGTAGTAGTTGATTTATAAAAATTAATTATGCTTAACAGAGTTCGTTTACCGTTTTACTTATCTAAACCGCAATACCCTGCGGAAGAGGACGTTTATCTAAAAGGTAACGGGCGAAGAGTTGTGTTAAAAGCAATCGTGAGTAAAGTAATGGACGGAAAAACGGATTGGATGCCTTCCCCTTTACACGAAAGACTTTCGATTGCTTTAAGACACGACGAAGTGAATATTGAATCAGATAAATACACAGGATCGGTTAAACTTGTAGGGGCTTATGACATTGATTGGTCAGATTTCTTAGATTATCCTTTTGCTCCGGCGGCTTTTAAAGCATTTGAAGAGGCTTTTGTGGCGAGGTCGAACCGTTGTGATATTTGTGAGGAAACTAATTACCTGACTCTTTTCGATGACGAATTAGGAACACTTGAAGAAGGATCAGTTAATGAAGTCAACGTAGCGGAAAACGATGGCATTTGTTGTTCAGATCCGGTGTTTTCTATTTTTAGTTACGATACTGATTACATTGATTCAATTTCAATAAGTCAGGCGGGAGTGGTTTCGTTTACTTTAAAAACTCCTTTGGCTTCGGTTCCTGATAAATCTTTGTTTACTTATAAAGTTGTCTGCGGTGAATTAGAGGAGACAGCAGATGTGACAGCTACAATTGAAGGTTCGTTGACTCCTTTATGCGAGGCTCCTGATAATTTAATTCTTTCCGTTGTCGACCCTTCTTCTTTCCCTGTTGAGATTCGGGCTGAATGGGACGAACCTTCGGGCGGGCCTCCGGCTGACGGCTACGAATGGATGCTTTTGGATTGGCCTGGAGGGTTCCCGATTGCAAGCGGAACGACTACGGACTTATTTGTAAATATAAACGCACTTGATTGCGACCAAGAGTATAGATTTTACGTCAGGGCGGTTTGCGATTTAGCAACTGAGTATTTCAGCGCATACATTCACTCAAATATTGAATCTATTTGCGGTCTTGAAAACATGGTTGTACAAGTTGAGGCAATCGAAGACCCACACGGAGCTTTCAGCGATTGGATTGTTAGAGCAACGATAATCACACCGGGAGCGGTTACACTTGATGAAGACTTAGAAATTACCGGAACGATTCATGTGTTCAGTACGCCTGATGCGGATTATCCATTTAGCGTAATTATTCCGGCGGGAATGTCAACGGCTGAACAATTAGTACCGGGGGCAACGGCTGCTTCGCCTACGACTGCAACAATTGACCCTTCAATGTTACCTGTGCCAGCGACTGCAACAGGAAGCGATCTTTTAGAATATCAAATATTTTTAACTCCATGACAGATATAAAAAATACCGGGATTTTAATTGTGTGTTGCAGACATCCGTATTATGGTCGGATGGGGTATAATCTTGCAGTAAGTGTTAAAGCGGCGAATAAAGAAACTCCTATTTGTGTACTTCATTCAGGACGGGGACTATCTCACCTTTCCGAGTATCAAAAAGAAGTCTTCGATATTATTAAAGAGATACCTGAAGATTTTTCAGTAGGAACAAAACTTTGGGCAATAGATCACACTCCTTTTGATAATACTTTAATGATTGATGCCGATAATCTTTGGTTCCAAAAAAGAAAAGCGGAAGAACTTTTTAAAGAATTAGAAAACTTTGAGTTCTCAGCTATAAGTGAAGGTTTTATTGATGGGGCAGATAATCAACTAAGGACTGACTATTTTATGTGGGCAAGCGTTGACGAAATCAGAAAAGTTTACCCCATAGAAAAGATGTATCAATTCAGGTCTGAGGTGATGTGGTTTAAAAAGACAGAAAGGATAATAGCCATGTTTAAAAATGCACAAGCTATTTTCCACGATCCGCAAATTCAGGTTATGAAATTCGGGGGTGTTGTTCCCGATGAACTTCCGTTAAATATAGCCTGTTCACTTCATGGAATTGAACCTCATTTGTATAAATGGCAACCATGTTTTTGGGACAGGATTCATAAGAACCAAAGTAAAAAAGATTCAGGTTTGTTTGAGAAGTTTTGGTTAATGAGTACCGGGGGGAATAACGTGACTGCTTATTGTGTTAAGTTATATAATCGGTTGGCGAGTGCTGCTTGTTATAAATTAGGGCTGCAATTTTTATTTACCTTACAGCCAAAAAAGAGAGTAATTGAAGAAAGAAAATTAATGTAAAATGCCTAAGACAATTTTTACTCCTGAGGAACTTGCTTACTACTTTGACCCTTCTTATAAGTCAGAGATAGGAGAGAAGTCAAAGGAATTTGAGACAGATTTCCGCATCCATGCGGATGGACAGTTTCCGGGGAAAATTATTTCTCAGGCAAGACCTAACGAGAGTACGGAAGTATTTAAGTACAGGGAGACTATTTGGCAACCAAAAACAAAACCAAGTTTTAATAAAGTATTTTCTTCACTTCAAAAAATAAGAAGGTCATCTGATTGGTCGGTAAAGTTTAATGAAACAAGTTTTAAAATTCCTGAAGGGGAAACTCTGGAAGATTATTTAACTGCTTATTATCCGAAGTTTGAGACGTTAGAGAAATATATGTTCGATGTTTGGTTAAGGGAATATCTTATAGATCCGAATGCGGTTTGTGCTGTCTTTCCAGGGGAGGCGAAAGAAGAAACCGAATTTAAAGAACCGATTGCGGAGATTTTTAATTCATGCTTAGTGGTATTTTTTAAGTCTGAAGATTTTGTGATACTTAAAAATCCTTTAGGAACAACTTTTAGAGACGATCAGGGGACAGAACATACAGGGGACTCGTATTATATCTTAACAACTACTCAGTACTTAAAATACGACCAATACAACGTTAGGCGGGATTTTAAATTAGTGAGCGAGATTGACCATGAAATAGGTTACTTACCGGCTTGGAAGTTGGGAGGGGTTTTAATTAAATCTTTAGACGGGGAGCTTTTATACGAAAGTAAAATTTCGGGAATGCTTCCAGAACTTGATGAGGCAGTAAGGGAGTATTCAGATTTGCAAGCTGCGGTTATTATGAACATCTTCCCCGAAAGGTGGGAAATGGCAACGGCTGAATGCGGTACTTGTCACGGTACGGGAAAGATTACTAATCAGGGCGATCCTACGGGCTTCAGCTCTTGTAATAACCCCTCCTGTGTTTCAGGGTATGTAGTAAGTCCATATTCTAAAGTACTCGTTAAACCGGCTGAAATAGGGCAACAGATGGCTATTCCTCCGGTGGGTTATGTGGAAAAGCCTGTTGAAATCGTAGAACTTCAAGATAAGAGGGTAGAGAAGCATATTTTTAATGCTTTGGCTGCGATTAATATGCAGTTTTTGGCTGAGGTTCCTTTGGCTGAATCAGGGCTGGCGAAAGGGGTTGATAGGGACGAGGCAAGTAATTTCGTTCACTCTGTTGCGGAAGATTTGGTTAATTCAATGGAGCAGATAGCTTATAATATTTCTGTTCTTAGGTTTGGCGTTCAACATAGTGAGGAAGAGATTGAAGAGTTGCAACCGGAAATAACAGTCCCGCAGCATTTTGATATTTTTTCCATTAAGATTGACGAAGAGGAATTAAAGAACGCAAAAACGAATAAACTAAACCCTGCGATAATTAATGAAATGGAAATTGAATACGCAAATAAAAAGTTTGCAGGTAAACCGGAAGTTCAAAGAAAACTTTCTGTTATTCTTACTTTAGATCCGTTGGCTAATATTTCCGAAGACGATAAAGGAATGCGTTTATCGAATAACGGTATTAGTCAGGAAGATTATATTCTGTCTTGTAATATAAATTCATTCGTTGAAAAGGCTATTGCTGAAGATGAAAACTTTCTGACTTTGGATGCGAAACAACAGAAAGAAAAACTAATGGTTTATGTAAAAGAAATAACCACTAAGAACACAATGAACGGGCAGTTAAATACTGAAATGGTAGAGGAGATAGAAGAAGTTCCCCCAACACAAATAGGCAATGGCGGATTACAATAAACTTATAGAAACCATTGATGACGCTGTAAATGGCTTCAACGATTCTTTGCCTAAGATTCAAAAAGAGATACTTGCTGAAGTTTTAGACCAAATAAAAAAGTTCGACACAAGGAACAAAAGGATAACTAACACGGTTAAGAATATTCGTTTACTAAATACTATTAAAAACCGTCTTAAAAAAATCATTCTTACCGATGCTTACAAAGGTGAAGTAAAAGAGTTTTTAAAAGTTTTCAACGATGTAACCACTTTCCAGAATGATTATTTCAAAGAAGTAGAAAAGAAATTTACCCCTCCTAAAGTAGTCAAGGAAATTAAAAAACAAACGATAACCGATACTATTAACCAATTAACCGAGGCGGGAATAGGAGTTAATGTTTCCGATAAGATAGCAGAACTTTTAAAGCAAAACGTTACCACAGGAGTTAAGTATTCAGATTTAGCGGCTCAATTAAGGGAGTATATTTTAACAACCGAAACGCCTGGAGTTCTGGAAAAGTATGTTAGTCAGATAACTACTGATGCGGTTAACCAATATTCAAGGCAGTACATGAATACTATTTCGGGAGACTTGGGTTACGATTGGTTTAGGTATCAGGGTAAGGATATTTTAACAACAAGGCATTTTTGCGATGCGATGACAGATCGTAAATTCTTTCACATTTCAGAAGTACCCGATTTATTAAAGGCAAAAGATTTATATTACTCCGATGAAGAAGGACAAAAGAAAGTCCCTATTTATGAGAAAACTGGTTTACCACATGGAATGATACCGGACACAAACCCTGAAAACTTTTTTGTGAGAGCTGGCGGCTATCGGTGTGGACACGCCATCTTCCCGGTTATTGAAAGATTAGTACCTTTAGAAATAAGGGAAAGGGTTTTTGCAACAGCCGCTTACAAAAGGTGGAAAAATATTAACTAATTTTGGAATTACAATTTTTCATTATATTTGGTAAAAAATATGTCACTTCTTTTATCTAAAAAGCATTTAAGGGTAGAAATTCCACAGACTATTGACGGAATGAACGCCCTTATCGGTGATGACGGACGGGTAGTTATAAAAACCGTTTTCCTTCCTTTTACAGCAAAGAGGGTGGTTGAAAGTAACCAGGCAAAAAAGCCCAAACATTTACAAGCGAAAATTACTGTTGAAGAGGGTGATTTTGTGCAGAAAGGAACCGTAAAAGAAACTGGGGAGTTTACACCTGAACAGCTTGCTAAGTTAAAGGCAATGACCAAAAATAAAGGTGGCAGACCTAAGAAGGTAATTGAAGAAAACGAAAATAATTAATTATGTGTGGAAGTTGCGGAAGGCCGAAACCACGTCCAAGACCTAAACCCAGATAAATGGCAAAAATAAACGTTGCAAATTTCATTAAGGATTTAGCTGAAAAAGCTGGATTCGATTCTAACGATCAAGGCTTGATTGATTTTCTTTCTCATACTGAGTTAAATAAAATCGAAATAGCTTCAGAAATTACAACGGGAATTAATAAGTCTTTGATCTCGTTAAACGAGGCTAAGAATAATCATCCTACAATCAAATCGCATTACTTCGGGGAGTTTATGAGTAACCTTGACAGGGGTTTAGATGATGCTTATGTTGAGGCCGGACTTGATGCTGATACAGTAGCGGAATTGAATAAAGAAAAAAGCTCTACAAAAAGGGTTGGTTTGTTAGGTAAGAAAGTTAAAGAAATCATCGAAACAAGTTCAAAAACATCAAAGAAACCTTCCGAAATTGAAACCTCGCTGAATCAAACTATAAACGATCTAAATGAAAAGTTACGTCAAGAAAAAGAAGCCCGTAAAACGGAAGGCGAAACAAGTAAAGCGCAAATGAATAAATTCAGAACAGGATTAATTCTGAATGGTAAAACCGGATCTCTTAAAACGGTTTACGATAACTTACCTGGGGAGGTAAGAACTACGACCATAGAAACACTTCTAAATAAAGAACTTCAAGATAGCAACGCAACATTCGTACTCGAAGAAAACGGTAATTTGAAACTACAAAAACAGGACGGTTCAAATTATTTCGATGAAAGCAATCGCCAGTTAAATGTTGATGATTTCATTAATAAGACACTTGCGAAGCATAAAGTCCTTGTCCAATCTGCGCCTAACAGCGAAAATACTGGAGCACCCGCTCAAACAAACGGACAACCGGCACAAGTTACCGGAGGTCAAAAGTCCAAAATCAACGTAGCCGCATTAATGGCTGAAAGCCTGAAAGGCTTAGAGGCCGAGCCTACGAAGATGATCTAAACTTACTAATCTAATTTTATATGGCTAATGGTTACTGCCCGGCGATAGTTCGTCAGGTTACCGAAGTTGCAAACGGCAACTCAGCGGTAGGTAAAATTCATGTGTCCGGTTTTTTAAAGATGCTATTTTGTTGTCAGAATTCGTCTGTAAATCCTATCAACGATGGTTTTCAGAATAATTCTCACAGAAAGACGTTAACTGTGGTTTACCGCCAACGTCCAACACTCGCACACGTTCAGGATACTGACGATTGCGACATAAACAGGATACCATCAAAAGCAGAATGGACACTCCCAAATTTGTTGCACAAGCAAACAACGTTTTATCTTTCTGATGCTGAAATTCAACTCTATTGCGATGAGGCATCACGTTCAATTAATGTAGGACTCCCTGCTACAGCAATGATGCAAGAGCATTATTCGCTTTATTTGGAACACGCAAACATCCTTTTAAAAGCCATCAATGAAGAATTAGTTGCAGAAATGGCAACACAATTCGGAAAGAACGTGACTACTAATTCGGAGTTTGCAAAAGCAATCAATATTGCTCGTAATGGTCAGACAGTTAATTTAACTGATGGTATTATTGAAATGATGAACGATTTGAGAGAAAATGAAATTTGCGAAGACCCTTGCATGGTAGGCGGTGGTTTGATGGCTTCTTACGACATGATAAAAACTGCTCAGGGTCTTTCTCAAGCGGGTATTGATGCTTCAAGACTTCCAATACCAAGTTTTTGGTATGACAAAGATACTCAAAACCTTTGGGGTACCGACTCGGTTGGTGTTTTCGCTAAAGGTTCGGTCAAGTTTTTAGGATGGAACAAATACCTTGCTCCTTTTGCCGGGCAAAAAGGAAGTTCGATATTCTTTACTGCTGCATTTCCTGTAAATGAATTTACAGGATGTCCAGACATGAACGAGTGTTTAAGGGATTTAAGACTCGACATTCAAATGAAATATATTGACTGTCCTACGGTGGTTGATGTAAACGGAGTTCCTACGACTGTTAACAGAGGCTGGCAGGTGATTCTTAGTAAAGAGTTCCAGCTTTGGGTTCAACCAAATACTACAAATGAGTATGCGGCGGGAGATCCACTTTATCAGACAAACGGAACGCTTCTTTACGAAGTTTCAAACAATTGTGAAGATTGTGTTGGAAATGAAAGTGCTTACGGAACAGGTTACTAACCCATCGATATAAATTAGGAGGGTGAAATTCCCTCCTTTTTAATACTATGGAATGTTTACGGAACTATATTGGAATTTTGGACTGTGGCACTACTCCAGAGTCCGGTATTTACATTAATAACTTACCGGGAATAAATACCGAGATTGTTGGAGCCATCGCTGACGGGGAGGAAAAGACCCATAAAGGGGTATGGAGTGACGTTAATAAGATTTCAGCCAGAAGGTTTCAGACTGATATCATGGGGAAACTTCGTCAGACCTATAAACTTAAAAGACTTAGGCAGACGTTTGAATTTATTCCGGAAGAGGGAACTTCAGAAATTGGATCGGCTGAGTATCGTGGTTTACTTCTTGGTTTTGAATATCAGTACTTCACTTTTCAGGCTTTCCTAATATCAACGGTTTACCTTTATTCCGATACGGCTGGTACTTCTACTTTAAAGATATTTAACCGGCAGAATGTAGAGCTTTATTCCGAAGCGGTTGACGTGGTACAAGGTTTAAATGCTTTCCAGGTTAATCAAACTTTTGTTTCAGACAGGTTATTTGTAGGTTTTGACTTTACAAACATTGACGGTTTTTCCTCAGATATTACGAGCAATGTAAGTTCATGTTTTTGTCAGGCTTTACTTGATGTGTTTTGTGATACTTGCAATCCAAGTTTTCAAGGGGCTACGAAGTCTGGGGCAGCGATCACCACAACGACAAGTAACGCTCACGGAGTGGGTATTTTGGGCAATGCGGGTTGTGATTACTCTCAAATTGTTTGTAATCAAAAACAAGTCTTTACAAGTGCATGGCTTTACCTTTTGGGGAATCAACTTTTAATTCACTTGTTAAACGCTGACAGGTTAAATAAATACGTTACGGCAGATGCAGCGAAGTATAACGAGTTAAAAGATTACTATCAGGTTCAGTATGAGATCCATTTAGAAGAGGCTGTTTTAGGAATAGAACTTGATGCGATGGATGACTGTTGTATAGAGTGTAATCCTTTGGTTAAATCAGTTCAATGGCTTCCGTAATAAATATAGATACAAGCGGTTTTGAGAAAGACCTTCAAAAGATAAAAGATTCTTTGAGTGATAAGGAAAGTCTTTTACGTCCGGTTTGTGTTGAGCTTTCGGGAATAATGAATAACAGGATTCACGATGAAGGTCGGGCAAGTGATGGCGGGGAGATCGGGCAGTATTCTGTTCCTTACCTAAGAATGAGACAGGCTTTTAATCATACAAGGGACAGGAAAGTTATTTTAGTTTTAAGCAGAAAACTTTCTAACTCATGGGGGGCTTTTGCTACTGATAAAGGTTATGCGGTAGGTTTTACGGATTCAGCAGCGACAAAAGGAGTAACAGGATTAAAAAAAATCCAATTTGCTGAAGAAAACTTTGGTAAGAAGATCGGTGATATGACCAAAGAAGAAGAAACTTACGCCTTTGAAAGAATTAATGAATTATCAACTGAAATAATTGGAAGGACTTAAGGACATAGTAGAAACGATAAATTTTCACCTCAGAGATTCGTTAATTAAAAACGGCTTTGGGGATATGTCTTTATTTGGTATCTCCGAAACCACGACAAGAGAAGAACAATCATTCCCTGTTTTCTTTAAAACCAATCAAGGCACATGGGCGGGATTTGACGATAGAAAAGAAGTCATCCTTTACCATAAATTAAACTCGGTACAAACTACACAACCCCAAACAGGTTACGGGGACAATTTCGGTGATGTTGTGAATAGATATTCTATGAATTTAGTTATCTATTTTAAAAGCGACAAAGTGAAAAGTGATGAGATGTACGCTTTTATTCAAGCGGTTTTACCTGAGTTCCCTAAAAAAGAAAATTCAAATTTTACTTATATTCGTACAAGCGTTCTATCAGCTATCTTGAATACAATGCAGGTTTTTAACGGTGAGTACAAAGGAATAGCATACTCATTAAAGCCTGAACAGAGCTTAATAAATTTAAGCTACATAATAGAAAGCCGCTTTAAAAAAGGCTGCTTTAATTGTTGTTAAAAATTTCAAATTCAATCTATGTCTATTTATTATCCAGAAGGTTGCGAAAGCTCCATACCGGATCATCAATGCGACCCCTGCGAAGCCCCGGAACACGGACGGGTTAGATCGGTGGCATTTATAAAAAGTTCCTTCAGCTTCACCGACCCAACTGATCCAACAGAATGGAGTGCGGGGATTGACAACAGGGATATTATTATGATTCCTGAAGTTCTTGGTTCATTTGATGGTGGTGCGCCTGTTGAAGGCCCTGGTTACGGAGATCAGTCAACTAAAATAACGGGTTATAACTTTTCTTTGATTTACAAAGACCCTAACTATCGTGATAACTGTGATTTCTACAATGCAATGAAAACTGCAAGAAATTACAAGATAGCTTTCAGGACTGAAACGCAGACTCATATTTCAGACAATACAGTAAGTGTTCTTCCAAAGAATCCAATTACGGAAGATTTAGCTTCTGAGGTTGTGTGGGATGTGGAGGTTAAGTTTGCTCAAGGCGATTTGCCTTGTCCATTCGACACTCCGGCGGGTATATTCGATCAATGTTTAGCTGTAACTCCTTAAAATACGGGAGGGTTTTACTCTCCCTTTTTTATTATGAAAAAGATTATATTTTTCGTACTAATACTCATTTCATTTAAAGGGTTTAGTCAATCAACTGTTTTATTGAGAGGTGATACTATTAAAGTTTATAAACAGGGAGGGACTGCGACTTTAAGGGTTGATAGCATTATAATGCTTACCAAATACAGGGCAGCATCTTCTACTGATTCAATTCTTAGGTGGGATCCGGTTTCTAAAACGGTTAAAATGAGTGATGCTTCTGGTATATCTTCTGTAAACATTTATAATTCAGATGGGAGGCTAACAGGTAATAGGGTTTTAGGTGGCGCAGGGTATAATCTACAAATAGGGGATAGTATTCCAAGTTTAAGCATTTTTGCGGGAAACGATTTTGTTTCAACAGGAGTAGGCTCTTCTATACAAATGTCGGATAGTGTTATGACACTTCAAGGAACGAGTACTACCGATTTTACATCAATAGTATTTTCTCCTACCAGAATGAAATTCACAGCAGCAGACGGTAGTGGTAGCGCAGGTGATGTGTGGACGAATACAGGTAGCGGTTATGGTCATTGGGCAACGGGAGGCGGTTCAGGAACAATCAACTCCGGCACTACAGGAAAACCGGCTTACTATGTAGGTGCGACGACCTTAGATGATTTTGCAGCGGTTGATTACGCAACAAGTGGAACGAATGTTTTAATAACTACACAAAACACAACTGATGTAGGATTGGAAATAAAAGGTCAATCATCTCAAACCGCTAATATTTTAAATATTTCATCAAGTTCAGGAACGGGGGATATTTTTAAAACATTAGGCAACGGGAACACTAGTATTGATAATGGTACTTTATTGGTCGATGCTACAAATAACAGAGTTGGGATCGGTGAGGCAAGTCCCCAAACTAATTTACAAGTTGGAGAAGATGGCGGTGTTGTATCAACATTTGGAACAGCAGGGCAAATATTCTTTTCTAACAATGGAAGTGCTACATATATAAGTGGGAAAACCGGAACTTCTGAAATTTTCTTCGGTACTACAAGCACTTCGGGGCAATATGGTATGCTTAGTAATCATCCGCTTGAAATAAGAACAAATAACACGAACAGGTTTACAATTACAGCCGCAGGTGAACCCCAATTTACCCAACAAATAAGAATGCCTGAATTAGCAACTCCTACAACTCCGGCAAGCGGGTTTGCGCTTGTTTATCCAAAGACAGACGGTCTATGGTATGGCAAAGATGATGCAGGGGTGGAAACGAAGTTGAGTAATGGTTCATTTCAGAAAGGAGCGTTTCTTGAGTCACCAACCTCAGCTGATACTTTAGATATGTGGCAGACTCCTGTAGCAATAACGATAACTTCTTTAAAAGCCGTTCTTAGGGGTTCGTCACCTTCTGTTACTTATAACATAGGATTTGGGACAAGTATTCAAAGTCCTACGGCTGTATTTACGGCAGATATTACTTGTACGTCAATAACAACGGGGTGTAGTAATTCGTCAGGCTTTAATGATGCTACTATTCCGGCGGGAAGTTTTATTTGGATATACACAAATGCTGCTAGTGGAACAATACGATCAATTTCTTTTACTTTAAATTATACAGAGGACTAATGAAAAAACTATTATTCTTATTGTTTCCGATTATAAGTTATGGGCAAGTAACGATAACGGTTACTCCTCAAGGAACATACACTTATTCGACTTCGGCGATAGGTGCGGTAACTTCTCAAACATACACGGCCGGAAAGTTATATATCTGTATTCACATGAGAGTTGACGCAACAACTCCAACTGATTTTTCATTGACAGGGACTTCGTCAACATGGACTGAAATAGCTAACGTAACAGGAATAACAACGGGAACAGATTTAGCAAGATTAAAAGTTTGGAGGTATGCTCCAAGTTCTAACGTAACGGAAGGATTGAGTTTTTCCGGTGCTGCTTTACAAGATGGGTCTGTTGTAGTGCTATGGGAAATATCAGGAACTATAAATACTGGCAGTAACGGAGCAGATGCAATAGTTCAAATAGTGACCGATGCACAAGACGCTGCTGCTAATCCTACTATTACGATGGCGGCTTTAAATCCTAAAAATTCAGTAATCGCTTTCTTTGGAAACGATGCTAATCCGTTTGGATCAACAGAAGAAAGCGGCTGGACTGAACTTTCTGAAAACGGGTTTGCTACTCCAACAACAGGAGGGGTTTTTCTAAGCAGACACAGAACATCCGATAACACTCCTTCAGTTACGGCTTCGGCAAGTAATTGGGTGGGAGTGGCGTTTGAATTAAACGCAAGCGGACGAAGAGCAGTAATTATAAATTAAAAATATATGCCAGACATTAATTTACAAATCGGGGTATCCTTCAAAATGGGGGACTTTGTTACAAAAGACAATGTAACAAATAATATTATTTCAGCTACTTACTCAAATTTGGTATTTGATAATTCAAATCCAGAAGTTGCAAATTTTGAGCCTAACGATTTAGCGCCCGATCCTGAATCAAAGGTAAAAGCAAGCCCTATTGCTGTTGGAAGTGGAACCGTTACGATTACAGTAGATGTAACCTATACAGATTTGGGAGATAATCAACAGCACACAGAAACAAAAATATTAATTAAAACATTTGAGGTTATAGGTGCGCCAAACGGAGCTTCCTTAGAACTTGTTTTCCCGTAAATTAAACAATATGAAAAAAATACTCGCTTTAATAACAGGACTTGTTTTATCAGCGATCATCTACGCTCAGAACTTAGATACTGTACAAGTTTCTTTAACACTTCCGGCGCAAGGTTGGGCTTGGTTAGTTGGTAAGTACGGGCATGGTAACGATTCAACCGACAAGTCAGAGATTCGTAACATCCGAACACAGTTACTTGCTCAGTCCCCCGCAACATGGACAACGAATGCCACTTGTACAAGTGTATCCGGTAGATTGATAATTGCCTTTTATTCATTCTATGCTAACTGTGGATTCCAGGAAGTTCAAAACATGGGTTCAACTAATGCAGAACGAACAGCGATCTATAATAATATTCGGGCCATAAGTAATTCGGCGGTTCAGTATTATATCGGGGTTATAGATGGCGGGCTTTCAAGTCAGTTTATTAACACAAGAAGAAACGGTAAAGAAATTTTACTTGATAACTAATGAAAAAAATAATCATAGCAGTTTTAGCGATTACGTTATTTAGCTGCACAAAGGAAGCGAAGCAAAGTAATAAGTCAGAAGTTAGTAAAAGTAAAAAGGCAGAGGTTGCACTCGTAGAAACTACCGACTTAGTTCTGACTTTTGACGGAAGTACATTTACGACAACTATCAGTCCTAACGCTGAATGGGGCGGGGTTCAAAAGTTCGTAACTATGTCAACCAATGACGGGGCGGTTAGTGTATGCAATTGGAATTGGTCTAACGTTCAGGCTCCGGCTTTTAAAACGTGCAGCAGTTCGGGATCGGGTTTTTATAGGTCATGGACAACGGATAAAGTAACTTATGACGTACATTTAAGCAACGTAATACAGATACCATAATGCCATCACTACCCATCTCATTTAAAGAGTTCAATAAGCACCCAATGGCGGCAATTCTTTACCTACTCATAGTGGGTATTGTGGGGCTTTTTGGCTTTCTGCAATCAAGTTCAGCAAATGAGAAAAAGGTCTATAAGGAGATGGCGAAAGATTGTGCAACGGAGAAATATGTGCAGTCAGTAGAAATGAAACAGTTAAGAGGCGAGGTGCTTGAGCTTGTTGGTTGGAAGAACAGGTTGGAATCAAAATTGGAGGTGCTTAAAGAACTAGGAAAAATACAATGAGACTTTACTTAATAATGCCGCTTTTTTTAGCCGCCTGTAATCATGGTAATATGACTCAATTAGAAGTCAGAGCTGATACCACAAGTGTTGATTCTTTATCTTTAGTTGTGGATAGTACGAACAGCGATTTTAAAGATTTATATGCTGAATTTTCAGAAACGGTTGACCAGGTGACTGCCAAGATCAATAACCTTACCAAAGCAAGAGATGCAGCTTCGCAGAGGATAATAGACAGGCAACCGGCAAGTGTGGACGCTATGATGTACCAAAGCGATGACGGTGAAGTGTACGCACTCAGGCAGAAAGTTCGTGAGTATGAAAATGAAATTGGACGGCTGAAGTACAGGTTATACCGTGACAGCGTAACTTTAGCACAGGCGGGGAAAAAGAATACGCAGTACGACATAGTACCAGAAATTGAAAAACCAAACGATAAAAGTTTAGTAATAACTTTGATGGGGGCGTTAGAACAAGGGGCTTCGGTTTGGATAATGGAATCAAATCGGAAGTCTAAAAAGATTATGAAAGGGTATTATAATTGTCAGATTAAAGACTTAAATTCATTGGGGGCAATACAGGCTAAATTTTATCAAGGTGTTTATTTCTTCAATGATGTACCTGAAGGAAAGTATTTAATTAAGGTTTGTGCTTTGTACGGTGATTGGGTGGAAGTAAAAAGAAAAGACGGTTATCAAACGGTGGCGATGAAGGTGGCCCCGCCTATTCAATAATTAAAAAACAATTTATGGCAACAGTAACGACTTCAAAACAATTTGCGATTGGTTGGAAAGATATTGTAAAAGGTATCATCACAGCGTTTTTAACTGCCTTCGTAACTTCCGTTTACCAATGGATCAGTAACGGGTCATTCCCTACAGTCGATCAATTTAAAACGGCTGGACTAATCGGGTTAAGTGCTGCAATGGCTTATCTTATTAAAAATTTCTTTACCCCTGCTGAAGTAGTAATGACAGGTGTTAAAAACGATACGATTGATAAAATTAAAGACGGTGCGGCTGAAGCCAAAATACACACTACATGAGGTATGCAGCCTTCATATTGATACTCGTTTTGTTCGGTTGTAACAAAGCTCAACGTCAGCTTGAAAAAACTCAACTATACTTATTTAAGCATCCTGAATTTACGGCTGAGGTTTGCGCTGAAAAGTTCCCCGACAAAGCAGATTCGGTTATTGTGTACGAAACTAAAACCGATACTTTGTGGGAGTTAATTCAATTCTACGATACAACAAGTACAAACGATACAATAAGAATCACAGATCATAAAACGAAAGTCGTAACCAAAACTATCTGGCGTGACTCGATTATTTACCGTGAAAACCGGGCTGAACAGGAAAGGCTTCAGCTCGGTTTATTAGCCTGTCAAACTAATAACGGGATAATGCTGGCAAATAATACCAAGCTGGAACAGGACGTAGCAAACTGGAAAAAGAAAGCTAAAACCCGATGGCTGTGGATTGCTCTTTTAATCGGCGGGGCTGCTACTGTTGCGATATTCAAAGTAATAAAAGCCGTGAGGCCAAGTGTATGAAATACGATGTAAAAAAGTTGGTTATTTTAATGTTCGCTGTAACAATCTGCACAATAATGCTGACAATAATAGGCTCGTTTGTGGCTTATGGGCCGGGAAGCGGAAGGAAAGAAACCGTTGATATTGTCGGGAATTTAATTTTTGCAATGATGGGGGCGGTAATTACTTATCTAACCTTAAATAATAAAAAAGATGAGGGATAAAGTATCAGAAGCCCGTGTAGCCTTATTGCATCCTTCTGTAAGGGCTGAAGTCAAACAGCTAATAGAAAAGGCTGAAGCTGGATTCCCGCCTTCCATGGCCGTTAGAATCGTTCAGGGGCTAAGGACAATTAAGGAGCAAAACGATTTGTATGCACAAGGCCGGACAAAACCGGGGAATATCGTTACAAACGCAAAGGGAGGATCTTCTTTCCACAATTACGGGCTGGCAATAGATTTTGCCATCTTAACAGACAAGGACGGGAACGGGTCGTTTGAGGACTTGTCGTGGGACATTAAGAAAGACAACGATAAAGACGGGGTTGCTGATTGGCTGGAAGTTGTTAAAGTTTTTGAAGCTGCCGGTTGGTCTTGGGGCGGCAAATGGGCTTCGATTAAAGATTACCCGCATTTAGAAAAGACTTTTGGGTTTACCTGGAGGGAGTTACTACAAAAACACAATTTAGGTGATCTAAATGATGGGTATGTTTCTTTGACTAAGAGTTCGCTTTAGGGTGATCAGGAACCAACCGTTTCAGTCTTTCGTTCTCTTTCTTTAGGGATTCTATTTCTTCCACTAAAATATTATGCTTACAAACAACTTCATTCGTGTGCTTACCCATATCCGAGACAAGGGATTTCAATTCGTCCCTTTCCTTTTCCAAAT